TCAAACCCTAGTCGGATGTTTTTTATGATACCCACCTGCCCTGTTTTATATCTAAGCCAATCCCAATCGGGAAAATTTTCAACTACAATTACTAAGGCTCCAACTTTCATCGATAATCTCAATCTCACTCTCCCAAAAGGGAACATCTCTACCGTGACTACCAATAAATACCCAGTAAAGGAGATCTTTTCTATTCACACATTCCTTTTTGGTTATAATACCAATGGTTCCATTTTCAAAACCGGTTGTTTGCGTATTTACTATTGCTACCATATCTCCGACTACCATGTAAACTCCTTCATGTGGCCTAAATTTTTTCCTAGAGAACAGTTTACTTTAAATTTCCCTAACTTGGTGTCTCCAAACATCTCCTTAAGTTGAGGGATCAATCTTCTGTCGTCTCGATGTAAGTCGATAACAACGCTGTCATGAACAACAAAAGCAACATGGGATCTTGTTGCCCTAAGGAAGTTAGATAACTTACAGAATCGTTCAAGGGTGTTATCTGAGGAAGTTGATTGGAGTAGAAAATTGAGGGCTTTGCGAACGGGAGCATCAATTGTCCGTCCAAATGGTGTACATACTTGTCCATCTTTGTAGTATTGGTCAAGCAAGATGTCTCTATCGTAGTAATTGGATTGGATATCTTGTGATTCTTGATTATAGAGCCAAGCGAATATTTTTGTTTTTGCTTTTTCTCGAGTAATTTCTTTGTCAAATACGTTTCTAATGTTCCATTCATGAATGTCTTCCTCTGGTTGTTTGTGTTCTTGCAATGCAAGCATTGTTCTTATTTCTGCTGCGTTAAAGTCTAATTCTAAAAATACATCGTTTGTTGGTGTGACGAAATTCTTCAATTCTTTTTTTAAATTTAAAATTGGAAATGAGTTTCGCTTTGTCGTGAGACGACCAGTTACTGTTCCAAATAGATCATAATCGACATATGGTGTTACTTCGGAGAATTGATCGTAAAGATATTTTGCTTTCTGATCTTCAGGTGAAATACAGTAAAGAGCAAATGTATTTAGTTTGACTGGGTGCTTTTTTAGTTCTTTAATCGCTGCTTGGGCGTTCTTTAATAAATTATAGTGTTTTGGCTTCTCATAGTTATCGAATACCCACTGTGTTATCTCATTCTTGGTGTCGAAGTAGTGCTGTAGGTGCTTCTGCGGTACCACATCGTAAAAGCAAACATCGGTAAGATTGATGCCTGCTGTTCTAATTCCCTTAAAGTGAGACTTCAGAAGATCTTCTGCTCGTAGCCATTGTGCCTTTAAGTGCTCTGGGCATACATCGGCGATTGCCTTGCCTCCGACTATCAATTGTGCATAGTCAATGTCCCTACCGAACAGATGGTCTGAGTAAGCCCATGTTTTGGTGATTCCATTTGGAATTTTATCCCAAATAAACTGTCCGTTGACGTAAGTTCCTGAACAATCAAATTTGTTGTCTAAAAGTTGAAAAAACATTTGCGTTGTCCTCCGAAATGTGTTATAATATATTTGACGCTTAAATACAGTATAACATGTTAAGGCAATCCTGTCAAGTTATTTCTGAAACTTTTTTTTGTAGTAGGTAAGAGACCCGTCTTTAGTGTTGTATCTACTTCTGAATTGTGATTCGATATACTTCAGTGCCTTATTTGGATCTGCTGAGAATAATCTTACGGAGGTTTTATGAATAGAGACGACTTCAGAATCAGAAAACGAAAAAAGTTCTTCCATATTTCTTATATTTATATATAATAATAATATATTACTATAATCTATATTACTAATATTATTTCTTTTATATATATTAGATTTAGTTTTACTATTACATATATACACTTTCTTTAAATTAGGTCTTAGATATACAAATGAGTTATATGTACTTAATAGATATTGTGATAGTAAGTCAAAATCATATATACATGACTTCTCATACTGTCTATCGAATACAGTGGAGACATTAAACAAGCCATATTTCTCTCTGAATTTTGTAGTTACAGGATGGGCTAAGTCAGATATTATTATGCTTGGATTTTGAAGGTTTATGGAAAACCCAAATTGCCTAGCCATGTTCTTAAAGAATTTGTAATTATCAGAATTAAGTATTTGTAATTCTTTTGCTGCATCATCAGCAAAGCCAACAGGTGCGACCTGTATCGCTAAGCCACTATGGAATATTGAACTTTCTTTAGATTTCATAAACCCAGAAAATGTTATTTTTGCAGCATTATCATTGTTGAAGTAATAACTTCTAAATAATGCTGTGAAGTCAGCAAAAGAGCCTATTGTTTTTTCATTTGGTATAACCTCTCTTTCCAAAAACTTATTCATTAATTCATCAAGCATTAGTTTGTAAGCATTGGTTGGTGATTCCCATGATTTTACAATCTTCAATTCGGATAAATGAGCATCTTGATTGCTTATTAAATTTAGATTTAGTGCATTCCTATATCTTGCATTCATTTCATAGAATTGATCAGCCACAAAGTTTAGCACTTGAGAACTGCCTTCATCAATATACTTGAGATACTCTAACTTCGGAACAACAGGATCCAGCTGCCTATCTACTCTACCATAGAATGTTTTTTCTGCGAAATGAAAATCAACAACCTGGTCGTCTTGATTAGAAAATGCATTCAGTTTATAATTTGCTCTCTCAAATGCTGTTCTTAGTACTTTTGAACTATTGTTCCCATTGAAAGTGGTCATGCTTATTGTTACTCCCTTTCACTTGTTTGTGAATCGATAAAAGCTTCTCTATCAAAAGCGGTTGCATTTTCATTTCCAAAATTTTGCAAGTCCACAATCTCAGATAAGCAATTAGCAGCCTGTTCCACTGTTTGATCTTCTTCTAGAATTCCCATTTCTATTAACTGTTCATCTGACCCTTTAACTTTTGATATTTTTGGTTGCAAACTGCCCATTTCTCCATCTCCGGAGTAATAATGTTGAGCCTGGATTGATGTTGTAAAAGAGCTTGGAGTCAAATTAACAGATACTTTAGTTATTGTGTGATAACCACCAATACCAAGTATGTTTGCTAGCGACCTACCTTCTTTTCGTTGTGTTGGTGATCCCAATGTTGTACCGCCGAAACCATATGGGTTGAGCCAAAGATCCATTCCTGGATAAAATAAAGTATTACCGAACATTTCTATAGATACATTATAAACTGAAGATAGTTGCATCAGTCCATCAACACCATTTCTAATGAATCTTGCTTCGCGAAGGTACTGCATATCAGTTTTTGAAAAGTTGATGGTTTTGACGATTCCTCTATTCGAACCTATTTCCATATGGAAGACTCCATTCCCAATATCTTGCGAGTAAATACCTCTACCGTCATGATTTCTGGTAGACCCATTTGGATTCAGAACAATGTAGTGATGAAAGTTCTCTATTTTAGAATCCCCAGCTGGAGATCCTTCAAGAGGTAGGCTTATGCCTCTTTGGTTATCTGTATCTATTATAGCATCTCTCTTAAGATTACTTGTTAAGCCACCTAAAACATCTGCTCCTGCTTCATTATAACAAGAGAATTGTCCCGTTTGAAATATGAGTCTTTGCTCCATATCTCTATTAACACAACTTTCAAGTAGCGAATTGGAAACTAGAGCATTAGATAAATTCCTTATGAAATTTAAAATTGGAAAACTTCTTCTTGTAGATTTTTGGTTAATGACGTTTTCAACGAACCATCTTGAAAAGAATTCAACGGATATTGGTATTTGAGATATGTTGAAAGAGTTGATAGTTGCGCCTGTTTCATTCTGAAATGCTTCAAAATCAAAAGACCCAAGTACTATCATTGTATTTTCTAGCCCTCTAGATTTACTTCCATCTTCCTCGATATAAAGTGCATCCAAAATAGTGTGTAGCAAGTCCCCAAAGAAGAAGAATTGGACTAATGTATCGTTTTCATCTGAATCATTAAAGTCAAAACCAGAACTTTTCTCAGGTAGTCGAGTATTTAAAACCACACCTAAGTCGCCTGTGGTGCTATCTTCGCTTTCAAGACGATCTGTTTCTGATACTATATCGCACTTTCTAAAGTATCCATCGTTTAAAAATTGTCTTCTGTCTCCATCATCTATTTGACATACGAAGATCTTATCTCTTTTAAAGAGTCTGGTCATGATTGAGTTTAAGGAGTTCTTTATGATCTCTTCCTCAATTGAAGATATGAGAACTTTTACATCTTGTAGTTGATCGATAGTGCACTCTTGACTCGTTGCTAGTTCATATAGTTTTGTTTGGTTGATAATTCGTTGCTTGGCTAATTCCGGTGTCGTAAGAGCATCGAACCTTAGAGTCTTCAATGCGGTCTCTATGTAAGCTCTATAGGTCAAACTAACTTCAACAGTACCATCATTGTTAATTTTAAATTCGTGATCTACCATGCATAAATAAAAAGACTTGTTCATGTTTTTTATGGCTGACTGGAGTTTTTTTAAGTCATCTCCACTTATTCCCTCTATGGATTCTGGATATATATACCCTGTCTCAACCATTATTCTATAGAATGATGGATCATACTCTCTTAGGCTGCTCGTCGGAACTCCTTGTATCGTACCCTTATCTTCTCCATCATCATACTCAGGCTGTACGATCAGGTCAACATAGCTAAACCTATTACCATTGTGATCTATCCGTTCTCTAATGAAGTCTGCGAAACTTTGAAAGTACAGACTTAAACTTCCTTGCACATCGTTTCTCGCCTCAGCAGGGTTTGTTCCGTTGAATTCTAAAGTAAAACTCTTTAGTCCAACCCCATCACCCTTATCAAAGTTTGGACCCAAAAAAGAAGGCACCTCGCTTTCTATCTTAACGCCTCTGCGGATCGATTGCGGCTTTGTAAAGTTGTTGGTTCTCGATAAATCAGTGTGGGTAGGGAATATAAACTCAGTTCTTGTTAGTTTCCCAGTTTGTCTATCATTTAACACTTTATATAACCTGAATTTAGGTACCAACTGAGACATAACATGTGGAGGTATCTCAAAAAGATATTGAGACTTGTCGGAAGAAAATAGATTATTGATTAATTTCTCTTTATTCTTTGAAGTAGCTCTCCAAAATCTCCCACCAAAAGGCTTAGTTTTGTCTGGGCCATCGTACCTTTCGCCATTTTGCCTATCGAGTATGTAGCTTTCATACACAGGAGCAAATTTATGCAGATTCATCATGAGTGCACACTGCTTGTAAAACTTCTGCCTATCTTGAATTTGCTCATCAGTGAGTTCCTCAATATCAGGAAGTTCAATGTTGCTAAATCCTCTGGCGATTGAGTCATCTATTGCTTCCTGAACAGCGTTATCATCTTCTAGAAAATCTTCATCTCTTCTAAGTTCAATAGAGAATCTATTCCAAAGCCTAACCCTTCTTTCAACTTCTTTGTCTAGAGCAAATAGACTAAGGATCGATTTTAAAAAATCTTCTTCGTTCGCTACCTGCCTGAAGGCACGACCAATTGACCTACCATTAGCAAGGGCTTCTATTGCACCAAGGACGGTCTCTAAGTATTTTCTTAGGACTAATTTATTCAATCTATCTTGTTGATTTGGCTTCTCTATGTTCCATATGGAGTATCCCCACCAAGCAAGAGATATTGCAAGCAGAGTATAACCCAATGCAGTTGTGGTTACTAATTTTGATGCTACGTTCCCAACTCGGATAAAAGCTCGAGCGCCACGACTAACTTTCCCGGCCTCAACTAATGCTCCGTATTCGGTAGCTAACCATCCCGCATAATTTCCACCACTAACCCCAGCAGCCTCTACGACACTCGCCATTTTTGCATAAGAGGCTAGCTCTGCGCCTTTTATTAGTCCAAGTCCAAGCGCAGTAGATCCTGCGCCACCTGCTAGTCCGCTAACATCTACGTCCGCCACATCAGAAAAGACACCTGGTGGATATTCTCGTTCAGCTTGAAAGTCTTTTAAAAGAGATCCTTTCCAAATTGGTGTCGTATTAACTATGTAGTCTCCTTCTGGGGTGACGGTATCCTCTTCAAAGATCATTTTTTTAACACCGTCTAACACCATGTTGTTTGTTTTAGCTAAGCTTGTCGATAGTGCCTCCCACCAATCTCCATCAAAGACCAGTCCCCAAGAATCATAAAATTCTCCATCATAAAAGTTGAATTGATTCGCAGTTATATCTTTCTCATTTATAGCATCAGCAAATGCATCTATTTGCTCATCTGAGAATCCAATTAGTACTTCTTTATCATCTCCATCTATGTCTTTCTTTCCATAGAATGATGCTTTTTTTTCCCACCCTGTTACTTCTTTGAACTTAGTGATTTTTGAGGCAGGTATGGTTGTCGCATGTGTAACACTCACACTGTTAAACTCTTTACTTAAGTAGGCTTTGTCTCCATCGTAAACTATGGAAAGTGGACCATCACCAGCTCCATCCTCATAGTAACTCTTAAGAGCAAATAATGCGATTGCTGCAACACCAACAACTCCACCAGTCGCAAGACTACCGGCTGCTAGCAGACCAGCAGAAGTAGCAACCCCGGCCGCACCAACCCCAGCAGTGCCTGCTGTGGCTGCATCGCTAAATTTTTCACTTGCTCCAAGAAAATCTTCCGACAATGTTATTTGAGATCCAAACCCAGTACTTCTTGACCCCTTGAGTCGTTTCGATAAGTTTTTCGATACTTCAAGTTTGAATTTTTCATATGAATATCCATTCCGGATTATTCTACTTAGAAAAGTATTAGAAAGTAGATCATCCATAGTATCATCTTTGATGGATTTGTTGATAACATCGGTTAATCTTTTAGCAACTTCTAAGTTTGGTTTTGGATCAATTTTTTTTAATATTATTTGATTATTCTGATCATATGTTATGTAGTTAATTTTCTTATCTGAGAGGTTGACTCTTACGAGAAGTTCAAAAAGACCTCGGTTTAATGGGTCTTGCAAGTTTTTTGAAGACTCTTTAAGTGCCCACTGGGCTATGGCTATAGGATAATCTTCTTCGTCTTCGAAGGATGGACCCAATACCGTAAGAGCTTTTGCTTCCAAATAATCTTCAATCGCGACCTCCAATTCACTAGTCATATATTCGTCTTGGAATAAGGGATTAAGCAATAAATTAATTAAGTCTTGATTGATTACATTGGATGGGCCATTGTTTATTTTTGCTGGGGAAAATTTTCCACTTAACAACTGCTTCACTTTTCCTGGTGTACTCACGATAGCACCTCAAGTGCAACAGCAATATTCGTAGGAATTTTTATCTCATCCCCTTCGGTACAATGCGCCTCAGTTGGTTTATTATTAAGTCGAGCGATTATCCACCAAAGAGATTGGTCTCCCATGTATCTAGAAGCAAGTCTCCAAAAACTATCTCCATAAGACCAGTAGTGGCCTATTGTGGGTATCCTATCTAAATCATCTTTGTTTGGGTTTTTGAGCTTAGGTGTTACATATTGATCTACCTCTTTGACTCCTCGATTATCGAAGACGCCTTCATACATTTCATTTCGATTTTTTGCTACTCTTCTAGATTTAAGTCGACTCATGATTTAACTCCTCCTGAATATGGAAAGCTTGGAAACTTATCATTGTTCAACGGACTACCGTCCAAATTTATGCCCAAGTCATATTCGTGTTGAGGCGTAAAGTCTATGGACACATTGTATACTTTTGGAAAAAGAGATTTGTTATCAGTAAACATCCCCATATCTATAACCGGCGTTGCCGAAAATGACCCAAACCATCCAAGCAACCCATCCTCTCCTTGGTTCTGAATTAGGTTAGCAAACTTAACCCTCATGAGAGGAGCTTTCGAAAGAGATAGGGCATTAGTTGTAACCATGGTCTCCCCCACCCTTTTTGGAGAGGTGGAATATGCTGGGTAAAGAAATTGTTTGATCTTGTTGATTTTATATAGGTTGTCCTTAGCCTCAGCTAAATCTTTAGAGGGTAAGTCAAATCCTAGAGATATTTTCCTAGTGGTATTTTGAAATGTTCCAATAACATCCTGTCTACCGTAAACACTTTCTTCATTCCAATTAGAGGTCATGTTATCGGAAAACGAAGTTATAAAAGCAAGGAATTTTATTGGATCGCTTTTATGTATTACTGATTTGATCTCAATCTCTCCACCAACATTGGTAGCATAATTCTTTATATAATCTATAGCCACTTTTTCTCTCCTTAAGTCACTGCTGTTGTAGCAGCAACATTTCTAATATAAGCTTCAAATTTTTGACCACCAGCTTCAAGAATCATTGTTGCACCATCAAAGATATTCTGGACATTAGCTGTAACTGTCGTTGATGATGCTGCAATTTTAGCACCGGTTAAATCAAAGGCTGTAGAGGTTCCAACAAGCGCAAGATTTTGAAGGGTTGAAGTGACTTTAACATTAGTGCTCATTGTATCAAGTTGTTCTAAGACTCCTTGAAAATTTGCTGCAATACCAGAAAAGTCTGCATTCCCTATGTCCGCCATGGCTTGGATGGTCTCTGATCCTTTTTCTGCAATCTCAGCATTGGCTTCAGCCATTTTTGCCTTACTTGCAGCGATACTAGCCATAGTCAATGCAATGCCGCCACCAGCGACTATAAGGGCTGCTAACACACCTCCACCAATACCTGTTGCTGTAACTGCAGTAATTGCACCAACGGCACTCGCAATCCCCGCCCCAATACCAGCAATTGCTGGTCCAACAGCAGCAAGTCCAGCCATGAACCCTCCACCAACTGCGAAAAGGGGCATGATTGCTAGTAATCCTCCAAGGACTAAGGCTGTTGTCCCGATCATTTCTTTCGTTTCTTTGCTCATATTTTGAAAGGCATCTGTTAGATAATCAGCGATATCTCCTAGAGTTTCTAGTGCTGGTTGAACCATCACAATCATTTCGGTTGCTAAGTTGTGAAACTTTTTCATTGTTGGTACCGTTGCTTGTACGGCATCATCAAATCTTCTTTGCGCATCAGCATTATTTTCAAGTTCTCGAGCATTCGCCTCATAATCTGAGAGGCTCATTGAAAATATTCTATTGGCCTCGTTCATGTCGGAGATACCAGCAGCTGCAGCAATTGCCTTTTGAGTGTACTTGTCCATGTCCCCAAAGGCGACACCTTGGGCTTGAACGGACTCTATGAGAGTCTTCATTCTTTCATCTTCTGTCATCATCAACATTTGAGTTGTAGACAACTGTGTGCCCAATAGGGCATTGAATTTTGCTGCACCTTCAGCAGCACCTGAGAATGTATCGAATTTCTCTACAATACCTAAGAGCGTCGACACTTCTACACCAGCAGCTTTTGCTTGTGCAGCAAGGTCTTTGAACACTCCTATTGAGTTTTTACCGTATACTGCGAGTGTTTTTGATGCTGCATTAAAGTCTTTTACGATCTTGTCTGCTCCGATCCCAAGTTGGACACCGGCCATAGCTAGCTCTGTTTGGGTAGTAATTGCCTCCTGAGCACTCATGTTCATAATCTTGAATGCATTTTCCATAAAAGCAGCAGTGTCTTCCGATGATACTCCGAGCTTCTCCATTTGCGTTGCTGTGATTGCAATATCTGTTTGTGTCTGTTTATTCAGTTGAGCAAATTGTGATGTTCCTGAGTTTAAAGCTGCGATAGATGCTGCAACATTGTCCATAGTTACGCCAAGTAGATTTCCTGATCTTTGAGTATCATATAGGACATCGTTGAATTTACCTACCGTCCCAGTTGTTTTTGCTAAAGAAGCTGAAGCTTCATCAAATGCTTTGAGAACCTTCATGGACTCATCAAATACCTTATTAAAAACAGTCAGCCCAATTGCTTGAGGAGAAAATGCTTTAGCCAATGCTCTGCCGAAGGCTAGAGCTTCTCCTTTAGCTGCTGCTGTACCATCACTCATGGATGCAAAGAAATCTTGAAACTTCCCAAGTGTAGAGGATGAATACTTACTTAAGCCGACCAAGTCAGCTAAGTCATCCGCTCTAGCATCTGCGGTCTTAACTCTACCTTCTTCTACTGCTTTTCTATAATTCTCCTCTTTTTCAGCTAGTTCAATTAAGGCGTTTATTTGATCATCGATATCTTTGATTCCTGTATCGCCGCCGACATTTTCGTAAACACCTTCTTTTAGTTTAGAAATTGTTTCTTGAAGTCCAGCCATGTCACCAATTTGGTCTTTATATTTATCGCCGAGTTCTTTCAATCTAGCAATTTCTTTTTTATACTCAAGATCCTTAGCTTTGTTTATGTCTGTTTGAAGCTTGGCTCTCTTTTCCAGCGCCTCCAAAGCTTTAGAATCCATTTCTGAAGATGAATAGCCACCATAAGAACTTTCCGCTTCAACTTTCAAAACTTTTTGCAACCTTCTGAAGGCAGTCGGATTGTTCTCAGATGCATCCTTAATTGCTTTTATAATATCTTCTATTGATGGATTGGCCATGTGTCGTTCCTCTTTATTCCCTAATTAGCTTTTAAAGTAAAAACCCAAAGGAGGTTATCTTCTCTTTTGGGCTTTCTTCATTTCTTTCGCTTCTTCTTCGAACTGCTTTTTCATTCTTTCAACAAACCAGCTTCTTAATCCAATGGGTAGACTATAAGCCTCAGTGAAAGACCAGCCTCCGAAATGTTTGAGAACAAAGAATTGTTCATAGACCCCTTCCATGAACTTAGAGGTTAGGCCAAAAAAAGTCCGTTCCAAATGGAACGTCTACCTCCTGCTCGTTAGAGCATTGTTTGCACGTTAGATTTTCTGTTACTCTAATGCTTGTGGTACATTTTTTGAGACAATCCTTAAGGTGTGCCGCATCTGCAATGATCATGTTCTCGACATAAGAATTGATGACCTCTTCTTCTGAATAATTCTCAACAGACTTAATCATCTTTTTGTACTGCTCAACGGCACCATAATCAACTGACTTTCCTTGAACAGCCATCTCCATAATGCGATTTTCATCTTCACCATTTGCTAAACGAAATTGAATGGTGAACTTTGTCCCGGGCATGGTTGTCTGATAGAGTCCATTACCAATATATTGAACATCTTTCATGTCCGCTGTCCACCCTCCTTCAATCTTTGGCTTCATGAGGTCGAATACCATATCGTTTTTTGTGGTACATTTTGGGCACGTCACCACGGCGTCATATCCTCGTCCGTAAGCCGTTGCACGTGCTTGGATAAGTATTGCATTGCGATCACAAACAAGAAGGCTTGAGGGGCTAATTTGAGCATCTATGATGATGTTTTCCAATACTCTCTCAAGTGCTATTCCTTTTCTCAATAAAGACTGGTTTGATAAGGTATCTTCATCTCTTGCGGTCATATATTTGATTTCAATTGAATCTTTTCCGCTTAAAGGATGGTCGTCTGGGTAGCCTAACCCTTTAGAAGGGAGATCTACGATTTCTGTTGGAGCCACAAAGTTTAGTGGACTCATTGGTGGAGCATCTGAGTGCTCTGGTTTGTTGTCTAATCCAAGACGATTGGAATTTCTTCCCATTATACCTCCATTATGTTAAGGTAGCATAATCATATGCTATTTCAATTGTTATGTCTGATAAATCATCGCTAGAATAATCTAATTTGGAGAGCGATACTGATGTAATAAAGGCCCCATATAAAGTCCAAGTCTCTGCTGGAGTTCCGTCACCTTTTAGTTGCTCTATTTTCATTTTATCTATATTGCTGGTGTAATCTTTTTCCAAACCACAGCTTTGTGTAGGTTCACTTGGATTTGTATAGCCAGACAATCGTAGTTCTGTGTAAAGTTCATCAATTCTTTGACCTATATCAACAACTGCTATACTTATTGGTTTCCAAGTTACAATCCCGGGATACTTAAACTTGTGATTGATTAGTTGATATTCACTGTTTGAGACATCAAAAGAAGGCCTGTCGACTGTTTTAGCCCACCACCAGTGGAAACTCTTTCCATTGCTTAATCTAAACCTAAAGTTTCTTTTGGGTTCTATATCTGTGCTCGTCCAGAAACTCACTCATGACTCCTTGATTAGCTTTTGGTTATTTTTTAAACTGATCTTTAATTCCGTTACTTATATCTTTATTTTCACATTCCGCCCAATCATATCTCCAAGTCAAGTCAATTGTTCTCATATCGTCATTTGAGTAGTCTAAGTTTGAAAAGCTTACATTTGTAATAAATGGGTTTTTTAAAGTCCATGTTTCTACTGGTTCGCCCGCGCCGTTAAGAATCTCAATCATAACAACACCAGTCGCACTCACCGCTGCAGATTTAGTTATTGATGTTGGTTTTTTTCCAAAGTCTTTATCTGCAGTATCTTTATCCTTGATATAGTAACCAGAATTCAAAATAATTTGATTTGTTGCCTGAACTGCATTCGGAGTGATTGGATCAACTAAGGTCATCTTCACATCATTCCACTTTACTCGACCTGGGAACTTAAATGTATTATCGAAAAAAGAATGCTCAACGCTTGTTACTTCATAAGATGGGGTATCAACAGTTTTTGCCCACCAGATAGGTGTGGGTGTGGTAGCGTTAGCGCCACTGCTACCAGGAATATTAAATGATACTCTCCATCGAAAGTTTCTTTTGGGCTCTACTGCGTTACTGGTCCAGAAAGACATATTATTGGTTCTCCTATTTGTTCTTAACTAGTTTAAATTAAAATTCTACGCCGCTTTGAGTTATAACAAAATCAACTGCGATGAACTCAATTGCCTTAGCTGGCTTAACAAAGATCTTTGCATACATGATATTTCTATCTTGAAGATCTGGTGTGGTTGTTGTCTCGTCAAGAACGAGCTTGTATTCGGAAATACCAAAGTCCGTGTACACTTGAGAAAGCACTGTCTCTGCTCTATTCTTAAAAGAGGCCCAAGTTGTTTGGACATTTTGATCAAACAAGATTGTGTCGGCAATATCTCCGATCTCTTTTTTGATATAGTTCATCATGCGACGAACATTGATTCTATCAAGAGCTGAGGCTTCTTGTTGAAGTGTTTTTTGACCAAACACCACAGTGTCTCCTGTTGCTGGGAAGCGAGCGATTGGGTTAATGTTAACTTCATAAAGCTTGTCCCTATCTGCTTTTGTTAAGTGCTCAACAGTTCCTAAAACTGCTGGACCTCCTTGTCCTCCCAATGGATTCAAGCCTCCACGCTGAAAACCAGCAGGAGCAAACCATGGTTGAGAATCAGCTTCTGATTTAGCAATTGCTCCGATAGCAGCCACAGAAGGTGGTGCGAAAAGAACTGACCCGTTACCATTTAAATTATCTCTGAGTCTCACATTGGGGTAATATGCAGCTCCGTAGGAAGTGTTTAAGCCAAGTTCGTTAACCTTATCTACGATGGTTGTGATGCTCTGTTCGCTTGGGTTTTGCTCTCCCAAGTCTTCTGCTGATTGGTAAATTCCTTTCAAGTCAACGATAGCTAGAGAATCACCGCGAGCTTCTGTTTGTCTTAAAAGATCTCCAACGAGAACATCATTAGTAATCCCAGGCATTGAAATAAGGTCGTAGCGAAGAATATCTCTATCTGCAACCATTTCAATTGCTTGTTTAACAGTATGTAAAGCATATCCAGCAGACTCAGTCAGCTCAGCTTCGTTATAAGGGTTATCAAGTAGGATATTGTTTCCATCGAAACCACCAAAGAAAGGAGCAGCAAATTGTTTGACTCCTTTTTCGCTAATAACGTAGCTAATATTTTGGGTTGCAGATAGAGAAGTACTAGTATCATAAGATCCAGATTTGAAATAAAATGATGTCTCAGTTGAATCGGCAATAATATCGTCTAAAGAGAATACGTATGCTGCTTTGTCTAAGCCGTCACCTTCGGCTAAATGGGGGTCTATTGCATTACGAAGAATTCCTACATCTCCAATTGTTTCATCACGACCATTCAATTGCTTGAAACGAAGGCCAAACTCTTGAGAAGCCGGATAGTCTCTAGAGCCGAGATAAGAGCCGGTAGTAGTTAATAGGTGAGTTGGGAATTCAATAGATGCACTGTATCCTGAAGTACCACCTGAGATGAAAATGCCTATATTGCCTCCATCGGGAATGTTTGTTCCTCCAGCAATCCAATCACTTTCTGTGGTACCTCCACCATTAACTTCAACAGCGGATGGCCGACGAGGACCGACAAAACCAACAGGAAGATCAGATCGATTAACCCCACCAGCTAGTTCAACTCGAATTAAGTCAGATGAGTTAGGGAAGGTGCCTTCAATATTAATCTTACCAGATAGACCTCCAGTACCTTCTTTCCAATATTGATGCAGATCTCCAATCTTTTTAGAGATGAAATTGGGAGAATCAGCATTTAAAGTAAGGTTGGAGAACTTTTCCACATAACCAGGTTGTCCATATTTGCGAACTTCAATTGAGAATGTTGCATCCGGTTTAGAAACAGAAGCTTCTCGTAAATCTTTTACTACAACGTAATATTCTTTTTGGAATGCTTCTCCGTCATCCAATGCAACAAGTCTAAATAACTTTTTTTGTGACGGCTGAACACCAATAAACCAGCCAGACTTTGAAGGAGTTAATTCATTTTGAAACACTGTCCAATCATTATTAGTCGAAGTTCCATCTCTCAACCCTGCGAAAAAAGCAACAAGACCACCTGATGTGTTGGCGCCACTCAACTCTAATACTTGAGACTCAAAGGTCTCTCCCAAGAAATAAGAAGCTGCATTATCATCAAATAAAGTTGGATCTGTATTGAATACGTTTCTAATAAAGCTAACACTATTTTTGTTAAAGTTAAAAGTAATATTATGATCTGTACCGTCATCCAATACAGCGCTAAAATCATTGTTGTTACCACTTGATTTAACAAAGGTTGTGGATTTTTCCGCGGTCAGTGCGTTTCCATCCAACATGGTTCCCGTTAAAGCAAGGGAGATTTCATTTGTATAGAAAATAGCCGCAAGAGTTCCAGTTACTTGAGCGGTTCCACTCGGAGCGACAAATAATCCAATTGCTCCAGAGCAATTTGTTCTAGTTCCATTCAACCCATGATCAACCTTCCACCCGGCCAATCCATCCGTTGGATCATCTGGATTCGACAACCCGCCAAGTCTAATAAACTTAACTGGTCCGACACCTGAAGCTAGATAAGCTTGTGCAGCATATCCTGCATATGAAGCAGCGCCTGTATTACCTTGTCTCCATGGGTCTCCACGCTTTACACCGTCCATTGGTGCACCGAATACGTCAACAAAGTATTCCAAGCTGCTAACCTTAACTGGCTTCATTGAAGGTCCTTTTCTGGATCTACCAATAAGTAGAATACCATCTTCTTCGGGCACAGAGGCAACTTGTGATTGGTCAATCTCGCGTAATTCAATTCCGGGAGACACAAAGTCAAACTTGGTAGGCATTAATTTTCTCCTATTAAAATGTTATTTCCTAGTAAATAGTCAAATGAAAGCTCAAAGTCATAAATCTCTAAATTTCTCGCCTGTCTTATCCCATGGCTTTGAATCTCCAACAATAACTCTTTCTCTAGGAATTTTGACTTCGACGATTGACTCTTTTTTTACTACATGAGATTGTCTATTCGAGTTACTTGTTAAGTATCCCAAAACTTTCAACTGTATCTTGGCCGTAAACATTCTTTCATCTTGACCTAGGTTTGTAGAATTGCTTATTGAATAATCATCTTGAATAAATGTTTCATACCTATACCCTTCGTTCTCTATGATAACATAGTTTTTGTTTTTAGGAATGAATAAAGACAAGATATCATTCATTTGTTGCTGATACTCTGTTCTGATATGAATATCAAAATTGCATGTGATGTAGACCGGCTTTGGTACGTAGTGAGTTTCATATACTACTTTTTTTGATGACGAAACTCCGTGTATTGTGCCTTCTGTCTCTTTTAGATGATCGGCATTTTGGAAATTTTGAGTTTTATCTTGTTTTATGACTGTTCTGATTGGGATATAGTCTTCTCCATTGATTCTCTCTTCACTATAGGTTGCCTGAAAGGGTCCTTTAAATGAATCATCACGAGAAACCGAAGATCTAGACACAGTTATGAGCGGAAGAATCAATTTTCCAACACCATCTCTTAATTCTTTATTGTTTTTGATCTGGAAAGCTCTCTCTGTACCAAGCCAGATGACTTTTACCTTGTCTCGACCGTTATTGGTAAGAGTATGTGGGTCAATTTCTTCATTAACAAATCTATAGACAGCTGTATCTATATTTTCTAATGTAGAAGGTGTATTTAAAGTTTCATTCTGCATTGAATAGTCCATCTCTTGCTCTTATGCACTCGGCTGATATCTCAAATCTCGTCTCTGGTTGTCCAAAAAGTAGTTTTGGTTCGATTAATTTGACTATCTCATAGTAAATAGGTCCGAATCTAACGAAGTCGCCCTCTCTTACGAAGAGTTCTTGATCTTCCGTAAGTCTTCTCTTGTGAAAATTTACAGTTATCTTTGTGGTTTTGTCCAAAGCCATGTTTTCAAGGTCCGCAGTTTCCACTCCATTGTAAGTAACAAGAGCAAAAACCCTTAAAGGGTGCAAAAAATTTTTTTGGATAGCCTCTCCATACAATGGATGGTATGGAGTGGCCTCTAGGTCGATCGGAAAATATAATAATTGCTGACCAACAACTCTTTCGATGATTTCATCGTTGACTTGCTTAACAAGGTTTTTTTCTTTTTCTCCGAGAAACATCGGAGATGGTGGTTGCGTTGGCCTTTCCCATTTAGACATTATAGTTTTCCTTTAATTTTTATTTATTATCCAACAAAAATCTTCATTGGGACCTTAGAAACGATAGCATCCATATTATCGACCATGGCTTTATCGGTTTCGGCAAGTTTGGAATATAGCATCTCGTCCAATTGCTTATTAAGCTCTTCTCTCAAAGCTTGTTGTTCTGTGGACGATTGGCTTAATAGATCTGAGGCGTTGAGCGTAACGTTATCTCCCGGAATTGGAATGCTCCCGCCAAACTTTCCTCTTATTTGTCCAAGAGTCTCTTTGGATAACGCCAATGCAAATCTTCGAATCCACTGCTTACCAATTGAATTTATATTCTCATATGGTATATTCTCCATCGGCATTGTGTTCATATTATTGACGCCATCAACACCATTGTCTCCATTCGAATCCTCAAATGCATCATCTCCACCAACTGTAAATCTAAACCAAAATTTGTTATCGGTTATTGAATCTGGTACCGGATATATCTTAACGTTATTGTTTATTATTTCATATGAATAGTGAGATGTTCTTGTATATAAATGATCTTCATAGGCTATTGCTTGAAGTTTATTTTGCCATGGTGGAATTACATTAAAAGTAGAGTCGTCAGCATATTGTCCATAGTTGTGGAAGTCTCCAACAACATTCAGGCCACCATAGTAACCATAGAATCTCCACATTTGCCGCGGGGTTACATAATATATCTGACGAATTTTAATTCTCTTGCTGGACATGCTTGCCCATGGTAAAGTAGGGTCATCAGCGGCCATTTTTTCAACTTCTGCTTGTAGGTTGTAATCTTGCTGGCCCGACACGATATCAAAAGAAGCAGAATAGACAGGCTCAGTTCCACCAACCACAGCTTCTGTTGAAAATTTATCTGCAGCTCTGAAGGCATAATCAAATTGAAACTTTGGATATTTGGTTGCGATTCCTTCTTGTCCACCTTCTAGTTCGCCCTTGTGATCAAATGTGCCCGTAGGACCTCCTAATGCGCTCCCCAAGGCATTTCTAGCTTGATGGAGGTTCAAGATATAGGAATACTCCAAAACAGCTTCCTCGTAGTGGTTATAGACGTTCTTAGCAGTTAATTCAATATCCAGGACATCTCCTCCAAGTCTTTTATAAGTGAATGCAACCTGTGAAGCAGCACCGGATAAAAATGGAATTGAATCTCCATACACACCAATCGCTAAGGAATCAGCAACTTCTGACTCTTGACCGGTTTCTGGTAGTGTTATTGCCGATGTTTTAGACACCGGTGTTAAATCGGGAAATGACATGCTAAACCCTCCGTCAATCTAAATAGTTTAAAATAAAAGAAACCCCCGAGCACCTACATGTCCGAGGGAAAGGAGGTTAAAAATGAACAACAATTCTTATTTCTTTGTTGAGCTCTTGCGAGTTGACTTTCTCTTTGTCTTTTTTTCTTTGACTTCTTCAACAGCTTCCTTCGCTTCTTCAACAACATCTTCGGCTGTTGCTTTTGCTTCTTCAAGCATCTCTGCAACATCCTCTTTTGTTTCTTCAACAATCTCTTCGACCTTTTCGACGGCTTCTTCGACTGTCTCAACAACTTCTTCTTTTACTTTCTCTACAGCTTCTTCGACCTTCTCGATGACTTCTGTTACTTTTTTCATAGAGGCTTCCCTAAGTGCTTGAGCTCGCTCTCTAATCATTCTTCTTTTCATTTTACGTCTATTACTAGCCATGTTATTCTCCTAAAATTAATTCGATTGTTGCCATATAACGCCATGGGTCATTGCTTGAACATACCATTTGTTCCCATCGCAAATAAGATCCACATAAGACCCAGCCGTAGCACCGGCAGGTAAAGTCAATTTTGTTTGATCGGAATCGCCAAGAGACAAGACTCCAACGCCATTTTGATCATAAATTGCAATACCTTCCATAGCAGGAAAAGAAATGTTCAATTGACTACTGGAATCCTCAGCTAATATTATTTTTATATATGAGCCTTGGTCAACGTAGTTAAGTTCTAAATTGACTTCTGTAGAGTCCGCTGTTACAAATAAGCAGTAGCCACTAAGTTTTTGAGTGATCTCTAAATCAGTGTTAACCTCTTTTGTAAGCCATCGAGCGGCATTGTAAGGTGTTCTTGCGATTTTAGCCATTGTTTTAATTCCTTTTGTTAATAAATAGTCTGTCTTGACTTAAATAGGTTATTTATTGGTTGTTGAGTGGTGTACCTAGATAGTGCCTGCGATGGCTTGGTATTTGGCTAAAATCTCAGCATCGGACCATACGGTCGTATTGTCGACATTAACGCCATCCATTCTTCCTCTAAGTTGACCATTACGATTTTTATTAAAGTGTCCCAAAGAGAAGATATTCTCATTCTCTATTGCACTCATGCCTCTATATCCATTTGTTTGGACTTCTGCAACCTTTGCACCATCGAAATAGATTTTAGCTAGATTGTTGGAGTCAACAGTTGTTACAACATGATGCCATTTTCCGACAACAACATTCACATCACCATCGACTTGAAATAATGGTTGATTACCATTAGCGTTGAGTTTAGCTGTGAACTTTAATTTATATTGGCCTCCAATATTAGAAATAAAAGTTTTGAAACCAATATTAGGATCATACTCATTGGAATAAATACCGGCAGAAGTATTAACTGTAAGATCTCCATTTAAGTTAAACCAAGCCTCGTATGAGATATTCCCTCCTCCAGCAACTAGTGGCTGTAAATCAGCCATGTTGGAATAACTCGAAACGAAAATCGCAATCCCTGTTGAGAGATCAAGAATACCACCATTCAGTTGAGCTCCAGAGTTGAGAGCTGCGCCCCGAGTGGTTCCTAGTAAATCTTCTATGCCATTAAGATCATCCCAAACCGATACTTC